GCTCTAAGGAACTCGGAGATTTCCTCCGTGATCCTGGTGTTACAGTGGATGTCTCTAAACCTTTCGATACTAGAAAGCGAGATTTCAATGAATACGATTTGGTATTTAATTACGGGTGTTCCGCTCCTGTTACTGCTCGTAGAATTATTAACACTCCTGCTGCTGTTAAAGCATGTGTTGATAAACCCACTAGCTTTGAAGCCTTTAAAAGAGCTGGTGTGGATACTGTTGAGTATGCTACTCACTTGGCTGATGTACCTATGCATTGGGATTGGGTTGTCGTCCGTAAGGAACGTAATGGTAGAAAAGCCGAAGGTCTGGATTACTATGAAAACTTCCCTGGAAACATCCCGGAAGGAGAGCTTTACAGTGAATACTTTGAACACAAATATGAATATCGTGTCGTAGTGTTCATGGGGAAGGTGGTTGGCTACTATTACAAGCAACGTGATAAGAACGATGTTTGGAGCTTCATGGTACAACCTAAGCGTGGCTTCGATAAGATGGGTGAGCAGTGTGTTGCTGCTGCTAAAGCCCTGAATATTGACTACGTTGGCTTCGATGTTGTTGCTAAGACGAAGCAAGATTTCAAGATTCTCGAAGCTAATAGTTCTCCCATCCTCACTGCTGAGAGTATGGAAGCAATTCATTCGTATATTTTTAATACTTGATGTCTAATTCAGGCTGATTTTTCGATACTATGTGTGGAAGAACTCCAACCACATATAAAGGAAATATTATGCCTAATAGAATTATTAAGAAAACTTCAATTACTAACGAGGAAAAGTTAAATGACTTACTAAATTACACTGATGATGTCAATGGGTGCTATATTTGGAAAGGTGCAGTAAACACTGATGGATATGCACACATGCTCGGTAATATTAAAGTTCATCGATTTGTTAAAAAACTTCAAGGTATTGATATTGAAGGTTTAGTTGTCAGACATATTTGTGACAACCCTTTATGTATCAAACCAGATCATCTTATACCTGGAACTAATAAAGAGAATGTTCAAGATAGGGTGGACCGAGGAAGAACTTATAAAGTTATTACCGAAGAGATTGTAAGTAGAGTCAAGTCATTACTAACTTTGAATTTCATGACTAACAGGCAGATTTCTGTTATTGTTGGTATCGATGAACGAAGAGTTAGTGATATCAAACGTAACCTTTATAGCGATGATGGAAAATTAATCCCTCGCTAGGAATTTGGAGATATTATTATCTGTGGACTCGTAGGCTCGGCTGGTAAACTCACTGCCGAAACTGATAAACTTCTCCGTAAGCTTCTCATCATTGACAGTATTCGTGGGGAACATTCCACTGGTATTGCTGCTGTTGATCCTCAAGGTACGACACGTATTGCTAAGTCTGTTGGTAATCCGTGGAACCTGTTTGACACTAAGGCTTATGACCAAGCCATTCAGAAGCTCAATCGTGTTGTTATTGGCCACAACCGTTATGCCACACAAGGTGATGTGAATAAGAAGAATGCTCACCCATTCGACTTTGACACTCTCGTTGGTGTTCATAATGGTACGCTGCATAATAAGCATTCTCTTCTGGATAGTCGTGATTTCCAGGTGGACAGTGAAAATCTGTATCACCACCTGGAAATGAAGGGTCTAGATGACCTTCTGGCTACGATGCGTGGTGCATGGTCGTTGGTCTGGTGGGACAAAACTGATGAAACCCTCAACTTCCTTCGTAACAATGAGCGTCCTATGTGGATTATGGCATCCACTGATGGTGAAGTGATGTTATGGGCCTCTGAGCTTCCTATGCTTGAGCTTATGATGGATCATTCTACGATTAAGTGGGATGTCCCCCGTATGACCAAGATCGATCATCATTATTCTTTCAAGATTGAGCAAGATCGTAAGCTTCAAGCCCCTGTTGTAACGTACAAGCCTTCCACTGCCCCTCAGCCCTATTACCAAGGTCAACAAGGAAATTTTCCATCGGGGCAGAGTGGGAAGAGTACCTCGCAAATCTCCGAGACTAAGACCACTGTTGTTGCCCCTCCCGCTGTAATCTCTGCTGCTGCTGCATGGCCTTATCCGAGCACTAGCGAGGTGAAGCCTGAAGAGAAGCCTGTTACGAATGTTGTTTCATTGGGAAACCGCCGGGTGGCGCCCCAAACAGCCAAGCAGGTGTTGCCTTCCTCCGACTCGTACAGCGGGCAAAAAGGCGTTTTATTGGAAGTGCTGGCAAAGAAGATTGATAAGCGTGGGAGTGCTTATTATGTCTGCTTTGATTCTAGTAATCGTAAGCATGCTATTCGCCTCTTCATCAAGCGTACTGACACTGTTGACCTAATCAATAAGGAAATCACTTGTACCATTGGTCGACGTATTGTTGATGCTGGTGAAGGTGTCTACTATAAGGTGGAGCATGGCACTGTCAAGCTTAATGCACCTCCTGCTGAAGAGAAGGACGATGGCAAATACTTTCTCGACAATCGTGGTAAGCGATTGACGAAGAAGGAGTGGACTGAGAAATATCCTTATTGCACTTGGTGTCAAGATGTTCTTGATCCTCGTGATAAGAATCGGTTCACTGCTGAAAATGATTGCATCTGTTCTCAATGTGCGAACAATCCCATCGTAAATGAATCTGTGAAGTTTCTCCATTAATTTGTAAAGGAATATACAATGTCTACCATCCTCTTGGGTTGCGACCCTGAAGTGTTTGTCAAAAAGAACAATAAGTTTTTCTCTGCTCATGGACTTATCCCTGGTGATAAGCGTCGTCCACACAAGGTGAAGAATGGTGCTGTTCAAGTGGATGGCATGGCCTTGGAATTCAACATCGATCCTGCTGCTGATGAGAATGCTTTCGTTCATTCCATTCAATCTGTGTTCGATCAGATGTGCAAGATGGTTCCTGAATATGAAGTGGTGGCCACTCCTGTGGCTCACTTTGATGAAGCCTATATGAAGGAACAACCTCGTGCTGCTCTTGAACTTGGCTGTGAGCCTGACTATTGTGGTTGGACTGGTGACATCAATAAGCGTCCTGATGCTAAGCGTCCTATGCGTACTGCTTCTGGTCACGTTCATATCGGTTGGACGAATGGGGAAGATGTTCGCAATCCTCACCATCAATCCCGTGTTAATGCTATGGCACAACAGATGGACTTCTTCCTTGGCCTTCCTAGCATCTTCTATGACGAAGACAAGGAACGTCGTGAGATGTATGGCAAGGCTGGTGCTCTCCGTTATAAGTCTTATGGTGGTGAGTATCGTACCCTGTCTAATGCATGGCTTAAGAGTGAAGAACGTATGCGTTTCGTCTATCGTAACGCTATTAAGGGTATGCAGGAACTGATGTCTGGTAATTTCCTTCCTTCCAAGTTTGGGGATATTCAGGCTATCATCAATACGTCCGATAAGGATGCTGCTATGAAGATTATCAAGGAGGCTAACCTGGAGATGTGCCATGGCTGATCTATCTCATGAGGACATTGTTCAACAATTTGCTAACACCACCTTCTTCTATAAGGGTAAACCCCATAAGGTGAAGCGTGTTGGTGAAGATGATGTCCGTATCCTCGACTTACGTACTCAACGTACGAAGGAAGTGGAATTCAAGCTTAAGGATTTCCTCCCTGTTCAGACACGTTTAGGTATGGTGAACATTGATGGTGTAGCTGTCTATGTTCGTCGCCTTATTCGTAAGCAATATCTGACAGGGATTAATTCCACTAATACGGAATGCTTCCCTCTCAACAGTATTGTTGCTGGTGATCGTCTTGCAGCTCAACATAAGGTGAGAGAGATGGAGTGTCCTGAATTTGCGGATATGTTGTTGGGACACTATCCTACCCTTGAGAGTGCTTGGGCTCAGGCTAAGAAGATTGATGGTGCTGTTGCTTTTGATAAGCAATGGGCATTAGATGCCTCTGGTGCTGTGTATTTCCGCACTGATAAGGTTGGAGCGTATTGGGAATCTGATAAGCGAATTGAGCTAGATGAACCATTCAAACATTATTCTGTTCTACTGAAGGATTGTCATGAAAAAGCTGTACGAAATTTTCGGTAAGGCTCCTGTTAAGGGTGATGTTGGTTTAGAGATTGAATGTGAAGGTAAGGGTTTCCAGGAGGTGTACACCCGATACTGGCGTTGTGAAGACGATGGAAGCCTTCGTGGAATCTATCCTAAGACACGTATTGAATATGTCCTTCATCGTCCCATCCCTGTTGAGAGTGTGAAAGAAGCTGTTCTTGAGCTTAAGGCTGATATCCCTGATGCTGTTCCTGATTTCAGCTTCCGTACCAGTGTCCATGTCCATGTGAATGTTCTGGACATGACTAGCCATCAAATCCTTTCATTCATCTATACCTATCTTCTTCTAGAAGAGCCTCTCATGAATCTGTGTGGGAAGGAACGTAAGGGGAATAGATTCTGTCTTCGTTATCAAGACGCTGATGGTATGTCTAAGCTTCTCGATTCCATCTTTACGAAGGGTATTAAGAGTATTGAGAATTGGGAAGAAGGGAACATTCGTTACGCTGCTATGAATTTAGCTTCCATTGTGAAATATGGGAGTATTGAATTCCGTGGTATGCGTGGTACGCTTGATGAAGAACTTCTGAACATCTGGTCTATGGCTCTGGTGTCTATTCGTAATTACGCATGTCATCAGAAGGATTGTTTGGATGTTCATGACACGTTCAATAATCTTGGGGCTGAAGGATTCCTTAAGCATGTCCTTGGTGATCTTAGTCAATTCTTCGTGTATAAGGGTGTGGAGAAGGATGTTGGTTTGAGCTTCTCTCTTTCCATCAATCTTCCCTATCTGTTCAATGAAGCTTTTGTGAAAGAGAAGCCTAAGAAAGAGAAGGCTGTGAAGGAGGAACCTCTTCCTTGGGAGAATATTGCTGCACAACCATTTGATTTACAAGCTGCTATCGCTCGTCCTGCCAGAGCTGCTCGTGGACGTAATGTTCCTGTGATGGTTATCCACGATGAAGCTCCTCCTGTAGAGGTGAATCATGATTTCTGATGATTGGAATGGTTTAGATACGATTAAGTTTAGAGAAGTATTAGATGATCTTGTGGACTTCGCACTTATGAATAACATCGAACCTATTGGTCAAAATGCCTTTATGTTAGATTTTGTTCATAAGGTGGAACTTATTCGTGATAAACAACTCAAAGAAGCTAACAAGAACATCCCCGCTATTTTAAGGAAATGAAAATGCCTATTCGTAATCCAGCTCATAAGCAGCCTCTCAAGGAACAATTTGATAGGCCTGCTATGAAGCTCTCTGATGTTGTAGAGAATATTGAACGAAGTGAAGAACGTTTGATGAAGAATAAGATTTCTTTTGAAGACTATCTTGAATCCATTCCAGAACACGAATGGGATCATTACAAACATGCACCAGTTCAATTAGCAGAATTGTTCTGGAAAGCAGGGCAGGAGAATGTATGACTAAGATTGTAAAAATTGAAGAAGCAACTTTCCGTATTGATGAAAGTAAATATGGTTTATCTTTTGACGGTATTCTAATTACACTCGATGATAATACTGAAATCAAACTTGGTATCTATAATGGACAAAATTGTTGTGAGAATTGGGGGTACTTCACTTCTTTAGATGATTTATCTGAATTCATTGGTGCTGAGTTCATTAGTGTAGGTGTTGTTGATAAGTGCCTTAATGTAACCAAGATGGAAGAACATTATTTTTCATCTGAAACTCACACCATGTTTGTTAATATTGATACGAATAAGGGACTCTTACAATTCACTGCTTACAATTCTCACAATGGTTACTATGGCCATCAAGCTGTTGTAGTTCGTAATGATGCAATTATTGAGGATACTTATCTGTGACCATCTTTATTCTTTTCATCTGTGGAGAGAAAAATTCTCGTAAGTTTGTCGGGGCTTACCAGACTAAAGAGGGTGTGAATAAAGCAACTAAACGTTACGAGAATGGTCTTCGTTATTGGGAGCATTTTGAAATGGATGAAGTGACTGTAGGAGAATAATATATGTCCAAATGCGTGGAAAAACTTCCACATCGAACTGATAAGTGTAATAGTGGGAATGGTTTACAGGTGTTCCTCAAGGACGATGGAAGCTATGATGGTTTCTGTTTCTCCTGTGGAACTCCTGTACCAGATCCATACAGTGACAAGCCTAAAGGATATAAGCCAAATGTATTTGTCAAAAGTGATGAAGACATTAAAGCCGAATTGGCTGAGGTGGAAACGTATCAAGTACGGGACTTACCAGACCGTAAACTTAGACGTGGGACGCTGGACTATTTCTCTGTCAAAGTGGGGACTTCCGAGGTTGACGGAGAGTCAGTTGTCTCTCACTACTACCCATACCGTAAGGGTGGTGAATTGGTCGGTTACAAGGTTAGGCTCGTCAATCCAAAATCCTTCTGGGCAATCGGAACAACTAAAGAAGTAGAATTCTTCGGTTGGCAAGAGGCTATTGGTACAGGAGGTAAGAAACTCTTTATTACAGAAGGTGAAATCGACTGTATGAGCTTCTACCAGATTTCCAAGGATCATAATAAGGGTGGCCCTTATGCTGATCTCAACCCTGCTGTTGTCTCTCTTACGAATGGAGCAAGCTCTGCTGTTAAACAAATTACAGCTATGCTTCCTGAAATCAAGAAATATTTCAAGGAGATTATTCTTGTATTCGATAGTGATGCTGCAGGGAAGAAAGCTGCTGAGGACGTTGTCAAGCTTATTCCTGATGTTCTTGTTGCATCCCTTCCTACCAAGGATGTAAATGAAGCACTTGTCCAAGGCCGGAGCAAAGCTGTTTATAATGCGTGTCAATTCAATGCGGCTAAGCCTAAGAACACACGCTTTATCAGTGGCAATGACCTCCACGAAACTGCCAAGGCACCGCCTAAATATGGTGTATCGTGGCCTTGGAAGCACATTACAGAAGCGACACGAGGTATTCGCCTTGGCGAGACAATTTATATTGGAGCAGGACAGAAGCAAGGTAAATCTGAAGTAGTTAATACGTTAGCTGCTCATTTTATCAGGGAACATGGATGGAAAGTGTTCCTTGTCAAGCCGGAAGAACCTAACAATAAAACCTATAAACTTGTAGCTGGGAAGCTCGCTGGGAAAATCTTCCATGATCCTAAGATCGAATTTGATGAAAAGGCATATGATGAAGCGGGGGTCATTCTTCGTGACCATCTGTATATGCTTGATTTGTATCAGCATGTGGGTTGGGAAACTCTTAAGGCTGATATTCGTAATGCTGCAGCGGAAGGCTGCAAGGCTATCATCATCGATCCAATCACCAACTTAACGAATGGTTTAGATGCTGCAACTGCTAATACAAGGCTTCAAGAGATTGCCCAAGAACTTAGTGCGATGGCTCTGGATCTTAATGTTGTTATCTTTATTTTCTGTCACCTTCGTAATCCTGAATCTGGTCTTCCTCATGAGCGTGGTGGCGAGGTTCTTAGCAGTCAGTTTGCTGGTAGTAGAGCTATGGCTCGCTCCTGTAATCTCATGCTTGGTCTCGAAGGTAATCGAGATCCTAACCTTAGTCCAGAAGAAAAGAACATGAGAACCCTCGTCCTCCTAGAGGATAGAGAATTCGGTGAGACTGGACGATTCAAGCTTTGGTGGGACAAGATTACAGGTTTATTTAACGAGATTGTCTAAAAACATGGAAAATTTAGATACTATGTGTCTCCGCCAGGAATATCCTGGCTTGCTAGAGCACTACAACGAAAACTATAGCAAGCTTGTAAAGACTATGGCTTGGAGAGCGGACACTGTGTGGGCAGCTCAAGACATCGTACAAGAAGCTTATGCTCGTTGTATGAAATATTGGAAGAGCTATGACACTGAGGTTGAGTTTGCTAAATGGTTCTCTATGATTTTGAATAATTGTTTATACGATTATAAGAATGAAGAGAAGGGACATTTTGGTGAAGAATTCAACGAGGAACTTACTGAAGGTGTAGACTGTGATAAGCATGTCACCCACATTTATTGGGGGATTGATAAGCTTATTGCTGAGAAGCCTGAGCATATGAGAGAGATTTTAGAATATCACTTCCAACAGGGTTATACAGCTACTGATATCAGTCGTATCACTGAACACACCTATTCTAACATCCATAAAATCATTCAACGATTTAAAGAAGAATTGAAAGAAATCTATGGAAGCTAAAGAGATTGCATATGTAATCGGGTGTAAGTATAGAGACTCTGTTCATATTGGTATTTATGACTTCGGTAATTGGATTCAATTTGAAGGAACCAGAGAAGAAGCCTTAAAACGTGCTAAAAGACTTACCAAGGAACAAGGTAAAAATTATTACGCTTACGAATTAAAAGAGATTAAATGAGAATTGCCACAGGAGACTTGGAGGCGGATGGTCTTCTAGATACAGCCACTAAGGTTCATTGTGGCGTATTCAAAGAGAACGATGGAACTGTCCATAAATTCCGTCCTCATCAAATTCCAGAGATGCTGTCTTATATGGACACTCTGGATGTTCTAAAAATGCACAACGGGATTGGATATGACTGGCCACTTCTTAAAAAGCTTTATGGGTATACGTATCGAGGCAAGAAAGTTGACACACTTATCATGTCACGACTACTCAATCCAAAACGATCTCTCCCTCCGATATGTCCAAATCGTAACATCGGACCGCATTCTGTTGAAGCTTGGGGTTACCGTGTGGGACGAGGAAAACCAGAACACAACGACTGGAGCGTCTTCTCTGAGGAGATGTTACATCGTTGTTCTGAGGACGTGGAGATTCAAGAACAAATCTTTCATTCACTTATGGAAGAATCAAAAGGTGGGAATTGGCGTAATGCTTTTCTGTTAACCTTTGAGCTATTCGAGAATCTCCAGAAACAAGAAGAGTATGGATGGTTAGTCGATCGTCCTCACATGGAACGATGTATTAATGTTCTTGAACGTTATATTCGTCGTATTGATAGAGTGGTTATTCCACAACTTCCAGATATGTTAGAAGTGGAGGAAACAAAAGAAAAGGGTATTTATAAATATGTCAAGAAACCGTTTCTCAAGTCTGGAGCGTATTCCGAAAGTGTTAGCAACTGGTGTGCTAGGCACGGTATTGATCCTCTCAGCAAGCCCGTTGGTGGTGTCTACACTCGTGTTAATTTTCGGAAAGTAGATGTTAATTCCTCAGCAGAGATTAAGGACTATCTCCTTAGTGTAGGCTGGGAACCATTGGAGTGGAACACTAATGATGACGGAGAAAGAACTAGCGCTAAGATGTCAAAAGACGATCCTTTTGAGGGAGTCGAAGGCACTGTTGGTAAGCTTGTTGCAACTAGAGTGCAAGCCAAGCAACGAAAAAGCATTATTGAAGGGCTTATTGGCCTTATCCGAGAAGATGGACGAATTAGCTCAGTTGTAAACAACCTAACTGATACATCCAGAGCCACCCATCGTAACATCGTAAACATCCCTAAAGGAAGTCTAGATGAAAATGGTAAGCCTGTAAGTTTCTTCGGACCTCAAATGCGAAGAATCTTCACGAGCAAACCTGGGTATGTACTAGTAGGGACTGACTCAGCTGGTAATCAGCTTAGACAATTAGCAGCACGAATGAATAATCCAGAATTCATTTATGCTATGACTTCAGGGAAGAAAGAAGATGGCACAGATCCCCACACCCTTACACAACGGGCTGGAGAACTTGAATCCAGAGACATTGCTAAGAATACAATGTATTGCTTATTGTTCGGTGGAGGAGATGCAAAGCTTGCTAAAACTGCTAAGAAGCCACAAGGTAGTGGTGCAGAGCTTAGAGGTAAGCTCTATCGAGGACTAGATGGTTTAGGAGACCTCATGGAGCGTTTAACGAAGGAATGGCGTAGTACAGCTAAACAACGTTATAACGCTAAATTTAGAAAGATGGAATACTACAATGGGTGTATCACTGGACTTGATGGTAGACCTGTTAGGATTCCATATGAACATCAGTTGTTAGTTTATCTATTACAATCTGATGAAGCAATTCACATGGCCAAGGCATACAATATTATGTGTGCCAACTTAAACAAGAAGTATATCTATGGCGTTGATTATGGCGTCGTAGCTTGGTATCATGATGAATACACTGTCGAATGCCGAGAAGATATTGCTGAAGATGTAAAGCTCATTTCTGAGCAAGCAATTAAAGAGGCAGGAGAATTTTTTAACATTGCCTGTCCACATGAAGGACAAGGCGCTATCGGTAAAAACTGGTACGATATTCACTAAGGAAAATATGACTAACGTTAAGAAGATTAAGCCGGATACTCCGGAACAAGAAGGTAAGGAAAAGCGTCAAGACATCACTGTTATTTATCATGATGTCATTGGTGTTGGTAGTGCAGGAAATGAAGATGAACTCTTCTACGATCAAACCACCTACGAAGGTGTGATTGGTTTCAAGCTTGGTAGCGATTGGCTCCAAGTGGTGACTTCTGATGGTAATGCAATTGTCCTCCCTGCCTCTCGTATTCGTGAACTTCGTCAAACTTATAAGGATGTTGAATAATGGCTCTCAAGCTTCCCACTGGTTCTAATCAAGAACGTAAATTCACCCCTCAAGCAAACCTGGAAGCAGGCACTTATCCTGGTCGTGTTGTCCAACTGATTGACTTTGGTTTGCAACCTCAGAAACCTTTCATGGGGAAAGACAAACCTCCAGCTAATGAACTTGGTGTCACTTATGAACTTCTCGATGAATTCATGAAGGATGAAGCTGGTAAAGATATTGAAGATAAGCCTCGTTGGGTGTCTGAAAGCTTCCCTGTTCACCCTCTCTTTGCTGAGAATGCTAAGAGTACTAAGCGTTTCAAAGCTCTTGATCCTAATGACGAATGGGAGGGTGACATCACTAAAATGCTCACTATGCCGCTCAACGTCACCATCGTGAACAATGTTGTTGGTGATAAGGTGTATGACAACGTGGCTCTTACTAGTGCTATGCGTCCTAAGGATGCTGAGAAGGCTCCTCCTCTCAAGAATGAGCCTAAGTTCTTCGATCTGGATGCTCCTGATCTCGCTGTCTTTAATTCCTTCCCTAAGTGGATTCAAGACAAGATTAAGAGCAATCTGAACTTCCAAGGAAGCCCTCTCCAGAAGCTTCTTGGTGAGTCAGCAGAGCCTGCTGCCAAGAAGGAAGCTCCTAAGAAGGGACAAGAGACGGCTGACAATAGTCCGTATTGATTATGCAGCCCCTAATCGATGCTGATGTCTTAGTATACGAAGTGGGATTTGCCTGTGAAACAGCATGGACTGGCCCTGGCTATCCATCGTTTGATTTTGCAGCTGATATGTTAGATAGTCGTATTAGCAACATCTGTGCGGTGGTAGGGGCTACGGCTCCTCCCATCCTCTACCTAACAGGTAAGGGTAATTTCAGATATGACATTGCTAAGCGTCAACCATATAAGGAACGAGCTGGTAATAAGCCATATCACTATTACAATTTACAAGCTTATATTAAGGCTAAATACGATACTAAGGTTTCTGAAGGGATGGAAGCTGATGACCTCATTGCAATCGAACAAACCAGACGAGAAGAAATTCTTGGAGGAAATCCACTTTATTCAGGCCCTACTAAACCGTCCATTATCTGCACTAGAGATAAGGATTTACTCTCGGTGCCGGGATGGCATTATGGATGGGAGTGTCACAATCAACCCTCCTATGGTCCGGAGCTGGTGGATGAATTCGGAAAAATCACCCTACAAACAAAAGTAGATTCAAAAGGTAGAAAGACAAATAAGATCGTAGGAACTGGATTGATGTTTTTCTATGCTCAATGTTTAACAGGTGATCCCGTAGACACTGTACCTGGGATTCCTGGAACAGGAGCTGCTAAAGCGTTTAAAATCCTTGAAGGTAGTGTAGATAGTAAGGACGCTCTTAAACGTGTCTACGGGGCTTATAGGGCCTCCTATGGGCC